ATTGTGAGTGGAGTTATTAATGAGGTGTAATTACTGCATGGATGGTACGAGCTTTATGAAAGGAGAAGTAAATGTCTCTAGCTATGGAGGAAGATACCATAAACCATGTTATGAAGAACACATGAAACCGATACACGACCATTACGCAAATGGAGGTACATGGCAAACTTTACTTAAGGATGTGTACGGAGAATAATTAACGTATGTTATTGAGGATTAAGCGAGGAACTTCCTCGCTTTTTCTTTTGTGTTTATTGGATTGTTAAACTCCGCTCTCTTTTTAACGTTGTCATCATCTTCACACGGCAGTCCGTCATAGTGATGCATGAACTTTTTATTACAAACCAAACATGGTTCATGTCTATTGTATTTAAAATCAACCACCGCCATCAATGATTGTAATTGTAAAGCGATCTTCCTCGCCTGAATATCTATATTTTTATCTATATCACGCACGACACATGTGTTTTAAATTTATCGCACGACACATGTCATGAGGTAGGTACCGTTTTCCAAAATGGTTCGTCAAAAAATTCATTACCTTTCCTGGACTCAATTATTTCACAAAAAGTTTCCAATGGTAAACATACTACAATAGGTACACCATCTGGTTGCCTTTTACTTTTATCTGTTTTAACTAATCGTTTCCATATAAGTGCAGTAAAATCTGATTTAGATTTTTTAATTGCTTTAGCTAGTTCTCTTGTTACGTTTAAGGATTGTCTGGCTTTACATTCAACAAAAAAGTCAATGCCGTTCCATTTGAAAACCACGTCTCCTCTGTCGTACTTGCCTCCCTCTGGTAATCTTTCTCCTCCTAGCAATTTCGCTACGAAAGTCTCTAACCTCGTACCCTGTTGTTTTGGTTTGTTCATTCATACTTTCCGACTGCCTTTGTATCTTATTCTGTATAAAAACTTATATCATTTTTGTATGTTTTATTTTTATACTCTTTCTTTATCTTCATTCTTTTTTTCTTTAATGACTTACTGCTGTTTAATATAGATGCTGTCTCAATTAACCAACCATTCATAGAATCATAAACTGCTCTACCATAATCTAGTTGGACACCTTGCTTTGTATAATTAAAAACAAACAAGTCATTAAAATCTAATAGTATTTCTAAAGTACCATAACCTTTAGTGTTTACATAACCCATGTGCATACCACCCCAATGCGGACAATCGCTTGTAGGCATATCAAAATCACTCATTAAAAATGTAGTTTCATTATCAAATCCACCATCAGGAATCCAAGAAATACTGTCTCCAGGATCAATTTCTTTTAGTGATGTAGCACTTTCTAAGATAGCGCACGACACAAGTAAATCATATACTGCAATAGCACCTTTAGATTTAATTACATCTTTCATAAATCTAACGCAATCAAATCATCAAAGGTTTGCATCATGTATTCTTTTTCTTGATGCTGTATGTTACGGTATTTAAATACTCTGGACCTGTGATTATGACCATCCATATCACATGGCGCACCATCTATAATTCTATTGCCTGTTTCTTTTTCTGCGGCAATGTTCATTTCACTAATCCTATTTCTTGCTGACGTGCCTGTCTCAAGAATAATAGAATTAATACAATGCCAATTGCCATCAGATAAAATGCCACGAATTATTTCTTTGTAATCCAATTACTTAGCTTTTGCTTTTTTGAGATTTATAATTAAATCAGATGCTTGTCCTTTAGATAACTCTCCGCCTTGAACTTTTGTCTTAGCTTCTTGTGCGATAGCATCTTGACCTGCATCAATACATTCTGGTATCAAAGTATCAAGCATAAAGTTTGCTTGTGCCTCTGTCATTGGATCTTCTTTCCATTTACCGTCAGGTATTTCTGTCATATCATCCTCCTGTTCTTTAACCTCTGCACT